TCAATAACTTACGGCTTTTTTATTTTCTAGTAGATCAAATAAATTTTCGTTTTCTGCTTCAGTACCAAATGCGTTAATTGGTGAGTGTTCCCAAAACATACCCACATTTGCATATTCAAGTAAGTGGTTTGCGTTTAAGTGAGCATAACGTTTTACCATTTCAATACTCTCCCAGCCACCAAGTTCTTTTAAAACCATTAGCGGCGTACCGTTTTGAACATGCCAGCTTGCCCAAGTATGTCGCAAATCGTGAAAACGAAAATTTTCAATGTTAGCTCTGCTTAATGCTCTTTTAAAATCTTCACGATCAATTTCTGTAATATATTTCCCATTTCCTCTATGAAATACAAAACCAGATACACGATCATTCCATTTTTTCTTAAGCATTAATATTACCTCGTTACTTAAAGGCAAAGGGCGAGCCTTTCCTGATTTGGCAATATCACTAGTAACGATAGCGATTTTTCGGTCAAAATCAATTTTATCCCAAGTTAATGAAAGAATCTCAGTCATTCTTGCTCCCGTCATTAAGGCAAATGAGCAGACTTCTTTCATCCAGATTAAATTCAATGAATCTATCAATTGTTGAGCTTCTTGTTTGCTAAGCCAGCGAACCCTTATTTTCGGCTCAGGATTTTTAGGTACGTAAGGCACGCTATCAATCCAACCCGCTTTATGAGCCAGAGACAATACTCGCATAATTGATGTTCGATATCGATTTTGAGTTGATGGAGAAAGTTTCTCTTGAGTACCTGTTTTATGAGTAGGTAAATTGTTCAAGATATCATCTGTTGTTAAAGAGCTTAGCGTTCGCCCCGCTAATACTGTTCGCCAATATTCTGTATGGCGAATTTTAGTTTCAATATCTTTTTGTCCTTTAGATACTTCAAGAAATCGAATTAGGGCTTCTTCTATGGTTCGTTCAGGCTTTTTGTCTAGCTGTTCGATTTTCCACATTTCGTGTTTTAATTTGTCGTGGTATTCTTGGGCTAATTTCCTTTCAGTTGTTTTAGCAGAGTGTCTAATTCTTTTGCCACTCGGCGTTCTGAAATCAACCCACCACTTACCATTTGTTTTTTTGTAGATCGACATTGTAACTCCTTATCGCCGACCTGCATTTCTAGCCGACATACATTATTTTGTTTTTTACGATTTTTTTCAAGATCTGCTTTATAAATCCGCCAAATACGAGAGCCTTCCATTCTGAAAAACCCCCACCTTTCACGGTTATTATAAACAGCGGAATAACTCATTTTGAGTAGGTCGGCGACATCTTGGATAGAAAGTGCTTGTTCCATAATTCCCCCTACAAATACTTATCCTTAATTAATCTATGCAAAACATTTTTAAACGCTCTGATATATTTCGCATTAAAGTTTAGCCATTTAAGCCTGATATGTTTTGTATTCTTCCAATCAGATATAAATCGATTACGTTGAATACACTTTTTATAGGCTTTCTTGGTTTGTCTGAAATTCCAACATTTTCGTTGTCGGCAATAAGTGATTTCTACTTCATTAGTTTTGGTGTTATAGGCTTCTAGGTTAATCATTATTTCCCCCTTTAATTCTTTCACTGGCCAGATTGAAATAATGTGGATTGATTTCAAAACCAACACAGTCAAATCCAAGCATTTTGCAAGCAACTAAACTACTTCCACTGCCAACATGGGTATCTAATATAAGCTGGCCAGCTTTAGCATATTTTTGTAATAGCCATAAATAGAGATTCACCGGCTTTTGGGTAGGGTGAATGCGTTTTTCATTCAACTTTTTATTTCCTTGTTGAATATGACCTTCTTCAATGCTTTTCCCTTGCATCATTCCATTCCACATATAGCGAAATTGTCTTACACTATTGTGTAAACTGCAGTATGCGATTTCGCAATCACTGAATGAGCTTTTGCCATTGACTTTATCCCATACAATTCGGCCAGAGCCAAAATTGTAATTGTTAAAATAATTAACACCCCAAATAATTTGATGTTTACTTACCCGAAATAATTCATCAAAATATTCAGCCGTGGGTAAATCCCAAGTGCTTGTTTTCGCATATAATCGCTGAACGCCAATAGAGCTTGCTTTATTGCCATAATAATTTCTTTTTTCTGGCCCACTAAAATAAGGTGGGTCAACAATAGCCAAATCAAAGAATTTATCAGGATATTTTTTTAATCCTTGTAAACAGTCTTCATTTCTGAAATCAATCATTAGTTATCCTTATTAATAAAAAAGCCACAATCGTGGCTATGTAGTTTGTAATATTTTAATTCTTATCCGTAGAAATACATTCCCTGTATCTAAAGGGATTAAGACTTATCAATTAATACACATTTCAACAAATAAACCATATATAGAAATACCTTTCTTACTTCGGCATCATTGTTATTACTTTGTTGTTCCTCACATGTAGCGATCAAATTTTTAACTTCTGCTATATCGATCTGAAAATCCCAATCCACCTCAACGCCCACACAAGGAGCATTAAAAAGATTTAGTAAAACGTAATAAAGCCCCTTTCTGTAAAGTTCTCTTTCTGGTTTTTCTCCATCAATAAAACTTCTCATATTTTCAAAAGTTAATCTATGCCTTGTTACCATTAATAATTCATTTATAAAGGTTTCTATTTTCTGATCGTCCTCTATGCTTGAATTATGAAAAAATAGTTTTATTACTTCCACATAATTTAAGAGTGTATTAAGCTCCCTTTTCATGTCTTCAGCAATATAAAAATTATTATTCAACACCGCCTGTAAGGATTGCATATAATTAGCCTCATACTTTACTAAGTCAGCTAATTCTACTGAACTTAGATCATTTTCATTAAAAATTACAGTAGCTAACATTATTGTATCTCCTCAAATATGTTTAATTTCCTTTCAACACCCTCAACGCCTTAATAAACTCAGGAATATAAGTATCAAAAGCGTTCATTAATTTTTCATCACGTTTAACGGTGTATAAATAAAGCGGTTGTGGTTGATATTCTGGGCAGTAGCTTACAAAATCCCAAGTTTCATAACCAGTTACCCATAATGCGGATTGCACTTGAATGATGTATTCATTAGGGACACCGCCCTCAAGCAAATAAACAATGTGGGTTTTCATTTTAGGGCATTTAATTTCAAGCCCTTTTTTTAACTCAGGCATTAAACCATCAGGGCTTATCATTAATTCCCTTGCCTCGTTTAAATACACACCGCCTACTTGAACAACGGTATTGCCGGTTAGAAATTCGTAAGCACTTCTGGCTAAAGGCTCAAGCTGATTACCTCTCTCCATAGCGGGTGTTTTTATCGTGTCGGCAGTATGTTCTATGCTTTCTGCTACAAGTTCCGCAAGATAACCTGTCCAACCTGATGATTTATTACCATTCGCCGTCACAATATGCTTTATGCCTGTAGCAGTGGGTATGCCTAACCTTGCGGCAAGCCATTCCTCTGTTCCTTGTTCGCAATCTAAAGTAATTAATCCCTCGATCATAATGGCACGTCCTCACCGTCAATACCGTCATCACGAACTTGCTGTTGATTAAGTTTATCCTTGAGCTTTTTCAGCACCTTTTCAGTCATCGCCTTTGGAATACTTTCAATATTTTTCACGCCACAAGCCGCCAGCAAGCCGTCCATATTTGATGAAGTTACCTCAACTAATTGCTTAATTTCCTCGATTTGTTCGGCGGAAATAAGCTCAATAGCTTGTCCCTCAAGGATATTTGCTTTAGGGGTAACATTGATCGGCTCTTTGTTATTTTCTGCAATGCGATCGGCTTCATCTTGGTCATAAATCCCTGTAAACCCAAAGGCTAATCTTGCACATTGAATCATCGCTTTATGACGTAACATTCGTTTAGGGTGGGTTTTCCAAGGGCCCATATCACGATAACATTCGCTCATATATTCTGTGACTGAAATGGGTTTGGATCGGTCTTTACGGTAAATGCGACAAGTACATTTTTCATCATCAAGATCAAATTCAATGCCGTCAAACTGCGGATTTTCGTTTAGAATTCTTGCCCAACCATCCACCCCAACAATCGGGACAATGCCGTTATTTTTATCAGGGAAAGCGTAAATTTCTTTTGTCCAAGGATTAAGCCCATATTGGTTAGCAACGATTAATAGCGCCGTCATTTGGCTATCATTCACATTGCCTTTAAATGCGGTATTTTTTAGGGTTAACATTAAATCTGAACCATCAGCAATTTCAAACCGATTGGCAAGTTTTTGAGTTAGGGATTGAAGTGTTGTTGACATAATATTTCCTCTGCTAAGTTAAATTAGGGTATAAAAAACCGTACTTGCCTAAAATCAAGTGTAAGTGCGGTTGGTTTTTTGGAAAGTTTTTCAGAATGAATTTAAGGTTTGACGTGAAGTGATAATGCTATATTTTTTATCAATTCAACTTCGTCAATCTTACCCCCTGATAATTTAATGCTTTAACAGGGGCAAAATAAGCTCTGGCTTGTTCTACTGTACCTGTAAATGGAATTTGTAGCATAAAATTAAAAACGGGCTGATGATGTTCTGAGCATTGATTCTCTGATTGTGTTGCTGTTTGGTTTGTCTGCGGTTCTGGAGTAACGGCGTGAGCTTGTGCGTTAGCGTTAGCTTTCGCCTCAATCTCTGTTTTGAGTTGAGCCTCACGTTCCGCTTTTTCTCTTGCCTCTTGTTCGGCTTTCGCTTTGATTTCAAGCTCTCGTTGTTTTTCAGCTTCAACACGCTCAGCAATGATTTGTTCAATATCATCTTGGCCAGCAATTAATTTGACTTCATCACTAAACAAATGTTTATGTGAAAGGGGAATTAATGTTAGCCGAGATTGCAAGCGTGCGATTTCTTGTGAAATTTCCGCCAAAATCAGTGTTTTTTCCGTATTAACCGCTTTTTGCAAGCCGTCTAATGTGCGTTTGTTTTTGCTTGCGGTTTGAATACGTTGAGCAATGCTACTTTTCGGAATATTCATTTCTAACGCTAATGAAATGGTATTTTCCGAACAGCTCTTATATCTAACGTCAATTGTTTTACCAATTGCCATATCAATAATCGCTTGTTTTACTTCCGCCTCTTTGCTTTTCACTAATTTTTCACGGCTTAAGCGTGCTTGTCTAAAACGTTCTGCAATCTCTTTCGCCGTTTCGATCAAGTCGGTAATCTCTTTATTACCATTTAACACGTTATCAATGGCTTGTTTAGTACGACTTTCAAGCTCTTGCAAAGTTTTTATTTCTTCCTTTGCTTGAATAAAATCTTCGTCAGTTTCAAAGGTTTGGGTTAAACCGGCTAAATAAGTGTCTGCTTGATATTCAAAATCCAGAATATTGCATGCAACAACTTTGCTTTCCGTATTTAAGATTAATTCAAAATGAGTGTTCATTTTCACCCCCTGCCATAACATTGACTTTGCCAGTATTCGCAATCGTAACTTTCATAAATACAGTGATAAACATCGCCCTCGCAATCATCGTCTATGTCTTCTTCCGAATCGGTAGGCGTGATTGAAGCATAATAATCGTGGTCGCTATCGTAAGCCCAAGGCGATGAGCTATGTCTGCGTGTCTTTTTTATCATTGGTTTTCTCCTAATTTGCTCTGCGTTGCACTCACCATTTCCGCTAACATTGCAAACATATCTGGTTCAAGTACGATAGTGGAAGCACAGGCTCGGCGGTTGAGCATTAAGCGGATATTGCCTTGATTATCAACGAGATAGCCTTTTAAACCGTAAGGGGTAAAGGGCTTACGTCTGTTAGGTTTAGCTACTTTGGTTGCGATTTCTTTGGTAACGGTTTTTACTTCAAGTGTGGCTTGTTCGTCTTTTATCACGTCCTCTTTAACATCTCGCCGAACGCGAGGAATTTTGGTGTTATTCATAAAGTTATAGCTCTCTATTCGTTCATTGAGCTTTTTAATACAAAGGGCTTTATTCATCATAAATGCCGTTTGGCTGACTGAAACGCCATTTTTAAATAATACGCCTTGATACTGCCCTTTTCCTTCGTGGTAAATAATTTGAGTGCTATACATTATGGCTTCTCCTTATTGATTGATAATTGTTTATTCGCCGTCCATTGATGGAGGTAATCTAATTCCTCTGTGGTAGGTTCTCGTTGAAATTCACCGTATTCCGCTATCCATTCTGCTTTCGCTTGCTGTCGGCTTTGTTGGCTGATTTGTTCGCTAAGGTAGTGATTGTGGTAGTCTGTGGCGTATTCAGCTTTGCCTTTTGTAGGTAAAAGATGAACAATCACGAGAGCCAAGATAAAAAGTGCGGTACATTCTAGAAATGTTTTGAGTAAGTTTTTCATTGGTGGTTTCCTTAAAAAATTAAAGCCCTATTCAGGGCTTACGCATTATTGGCTAATTGAATTAATTCATTTGCTTTGGCAATCTCATCATCATCTTTAGCAGGAAAGCGAGAGCTAATGATAATGGCGTTATTTACCGTCATTAGTGCCACTCTCTTTAATTCTTTAATGAAGAAATATTCAGGATTTCTTAACCATTGATTGAGTAAACCTTTTTCAGCCAGTTTTATTAAGCCTTGATGAATAGGGTTTTTATTTAAAAATTTCTGGCTTTTCTGGGTTTGCGTACGTCTTTCCGCTAACCGCCATTCCATTCGCTCAATCTTTTCATCTTGAGCTTCAATTTCCTTGATTTTGGCGGCGATTCTATTTTGATGTTTATCACAAACCGCCTTCATTCTTCTGCCTTTGGCATTATTAATATAAGGTGTTCCGCCATGTCCTAAGCGAGGGTCGCTATCGCAAAGTTGTTGTAACTCTTGCTCTAATCGCTCTCTTTTGTCTTTCATTTTTTGTAACATTGCATCACTCATAATGTGTTTTCCTTTTCTCTTTCCATTTCAAAGCACATTAAGAACATTCCCCTCTGTGCTAGCTTACATTGGTTCTCTGTGTAATGTGCTTTGAAATAGCGACAGTTGGCTGTCGTATTTCTTACCTTGCGTTTGGGCTTCACGATTCATTGCCGTTGCTAACATTTCCGCAAGGTGGAATATCGCTTGGTTTGGGCTTTCTTCCATTCTGTTGAGCGGTAGGTCTGTTACTACACTTTGACTAACTCTCACCATCAGGCAAGCGATATGTTTTTGGGATAAATTGTTAAAGAGCATTTGAGATTGATTTATCTCTATCAACCCACCGTCTCTGCTTACTCTCGGTTTCCTGCTCGGGTGTGTTGTTTTGATGTGTTTATTATGTACCAAAGGTTCAATTAAGTAAAGAACTTTTTGTACACAAAAGTAACGAAATGAATTAAAAGTTCATATTTAATTGATTTATAAAGGAAAATAATTTGAAAATTTTTTTGATCAGTTGATCAATTTGTGAGCGAGATCACAGAAAATGGGGAATTTAGTGTATAAGAAAGAGGATATAGGTGGATTTATTCCGCATAGGAAAATTTCATAAGCTACAAATATAGAAAGGCGATATGTAGCCAGTTTACCGTTAGCAAAATACTTTTTTATAAAATAGCTTAATATCATCAAGTCTGTATATTAATTCTCTAATAGCTGTTTTCCTAGTTATTTCATATTCAGAAAGTAAGCGATCCGTTAAGATTTGTTTAGCTATACGCAGTTCATTTTTAGGATATCCCTTTTTGCTACGACGGATGGATTCTAATTGATCGCACTTCGTCTGTAAGCGTCTATGATTAGCAATCATAATTTGAGTATGAATATCTATCAATTTTGGGTCCCAGTTTTTATGAATATTTACAGCTTCATTATGAATTTTATCTAATAGCATACCAAGGGAGTCTATCTCATTATTATAAGTCGAATTTATTATATTTCTTATTCCTAAATAATAGCTTATAGGAACTAATAAAACTGAAAAAAGTAACGCTAAAAACGAGATTAGATCACTAGTTTGCATTTTTTCTTACCTTAATTGCTTCATTAACGTAATTACGAATTTCTTCTATTAAATCTGGGTCATCTTTTGATATTAAATTGTCTATAATGTTTGACATAATGGTGCTATTAATACCTTTACGAATAGCTCCTCCAAAAGCTTCCTCTAAAAAAGAAGAACCATACCCAGCAACCCCATCAAGATCTATGATAATATAGTCATTAGCTTTAATTGATGGTATTAAAACATTTTCTCTAAACCATTCGCCACTATACTCTCCTAACTTTATATAACGAGGTCCAGGAAATAAAGTAAAATCTCTAACATTAAGTTTCTTCATATAACTTTCCTATTCTATCTTACTGGGTATGGTATATCCCACTGAACTACCGTTCCCTTTAATGAATAAATCGATTCTTTAAGTAAATCAGGCTTATTTTTGCCATTATACACATACATTCCACGATTTGAACGAATTATTAATTGACTGCTTGGTGTTTTATCAATAAATAATCGAATATCATTACCTCCTTTCCCACGATACTCTAATTCTGTACGTGTTTCTTTGATCAAAGTAGAGGCTTTTATACACAAAGAATCTGCAGTTGGCTTTTTAGTTAGTTTCAATAGACTCCAAATTTTCATTAAAGTAGACTCTTTTTGTGTTTTTTCCAATGTGTTTGGTATTCCGTGTCCTAAATCACAGATAAAAATAGACAATTTCCCTTCTAAAACCGCCATCAACATCCACCATCGTTTGACTGGAAAATTTCTGTTAGAGGGAATATGTGCATCATAAGCATGTTCAACTGCATTCGCTATTGCTTCAAAATAGCTAGCGTAAATATCATTAATTCCCATAGACTTCAATTCATTAAAAAGAGGTTCTGTAATTTTACCATTTGCGCAGTCACTTTGTACAAAGTGCCAACATTTTACATTCTCTAGAGAACAGAACGATGTGTAATTAAATCCAAGCAACTTGTATAACCCAATATGACAGAACACGGCATCTACGTCATATGGCAAATGTTTTCGCTGATCAGCTGGTTTTGATTTTGGTCTAGCTATTTTAAATTTTAATGCAGGATATTGGCATTTTATTGTATCAAGTACAGCTATTAAAACGCTACAAGCGGGAGCATCAATTATAAAAGTATCACGAAAATTTAATTTTAATTGAGTCTTACTTTTAGAGGCTAATTTAGCTTTAAGTTCCAATTCATCTTTAAAATTTGTAAAATCATAACCTATTTCTCTTGCTAATATAATTTTGCTTGGTGCAATAACTTCAAATAAATTTAGTGTCCTATTATTTATTATTTTATACTTCGGTTTGCCACCTCTAGATTGATGGCGTTTTTCTTTACTTATTAAGTTACGAATGGTCCTTTTTCTAACAACAGATTTCCAAACTTGAATATTCACTTATTCTCCTTATTGAATGAATAGTTGCCCTTGAATTTCATTTTTTGACATAAATTATCCTTGATCGTAATTTATTTAAATTAAATATAACATTTTGTTTTTTATGAAAAATATCCCTGATCATAAAATCTATCTTTCCCCATCACAACAAAACCGAATACCAGAACACACGAGAAGTCGCCAAGTATCCAGAAGATTTATAAAATTTGCCTATGCTCAACAGCTACTCCAATAATTGTAATGTCATGCTCCAGGCTGCTTAATGTAGGAAAGCTGTCATTTAGAGGTACTAAATTGAAATGTGGTCGTCCATATTCATCATAAGATCCTAGTTGTTTGTATTGTTTAAATGTTGCCTCGCCATCTCCGTTGATCGCAGCAACAAATTTACCGGGCTTTGCTGAAATATCAGGATCAATCAAAACTAAATCTCCCTCATTAAACCTAGGAAGCATACTTTCCCCTTTAATTTCTAAGAAAAATGCGTGTTCACTTGCTTTAATTTGTGAGGAGATAAGTTCAAATTGCTCATCAATATCAATGTTATTTAGGTAATTAACATCGCACCACATTCCTGCTTGTACAGTACTGAGTAGAGGGTATTTGTAACTTTTTTCTATTTGCACAAACTCTATATTATTATCCCCATAAGTTAGCCATTCAGGAGTAACGCCTAAAAATTTGGCTAATACATAAGTGTTACTTGCCGAAGGCATTGTTTCAGCATTAAACCATTTACTTACTGCTTTAGGTGTAACTTTCAAAATTTTAGCAATTTCTGTACCTCTTCCTTTTTCAGGAAGACCTTTTTCTTTACAGGCTAAATCAAGACGTTTAGCAAAATTTTCTCTAATTTTTTCTTCGGTAATCATTTTTATTCCTTACTGAACTACTAGTTCAGATTATAAATAAAACTTGAAGTACTTTCAGTTCTGTTTTAATATGTACTATATGTTCATTTTGTTGTAGGGGAATTATGGAAAAACTTACTCATATCATAGATCGAATAGGAGTATCCAATGTAGCTCGACTTTGTGGAATTACATCTCGAGCAGTTTACAAGTGGAGAGCTTTAAATACTTTACCTCGAACCGATTATACAGGCGAAACTCAGTACGCAGAAATACTCGCATTAGCCTTAAATAACGGAATGACTGCGGAGGACATTAAGCAGTTAGCAAATCCAGCTAATAATTAATCTATCAAAATTTAATGATAAATAACACCATAAAAAACAACAGGAATTTATGGCAATGAAAACAGTAATTATTGAAATGATAAGCAAATGCACTGGCGGTAAATCGGCGGTGGCAGGGTTTTTAGGATTGAGTGAACAAGCCTTGAATAACCGTTTATATCAAACCAAAGGGCAACGTTTTACCGAAGATGAATTAATTGCCGTTGAGCAAGAGTTTGGCGTCAGTGATTGGTCTGATGAGATTAATCGTAGGCTAAATAAAGTGAGCTTTAGTGTTCCTAATGGGAATAATTTTGATTTTGTTGAGCTATCTCAGTTGCAGTTACAAGAGTTAGCCGAGCGAGGCAGTTTATTTACCAAACTGAATGAATTTTTGAGTGATGGTGAGCTGACTGAGGCGGAAGTTAATGTTTTACGCAAGTTACTACATCGTTCACAGAAAGCAACCAGCAATACCATTGAAGTAACCATTGCTTTACATCAGAAATAAAAAACCACTGCGGGAACAGTGGTTAGTACTAATACTCAAGGAAATACTAATATGGAAAATGTTAATCCAAACGAAAAACAAAGTCAATCACAGAACGATAGGATTTTGGCTTATCTGAAAAAAGGTGGGCGAATAACTTCACTTGATGCCTTAAGTCAATTTGGTTGTTTACGCCTTTCTGCTCGTATTAAAGATTTGCGTGATGATGGGCATCAAATCGACTCAGAATTTATTGCTGTGTCAAGTGGCAAGCGTGTGAAACAGTATTTTATGGTGGGTGATGTATGAGCAAATTTATTGTCAATTCAAATCAATCAAATAGCTCTATAGAGGTGTCATTATGAGTATGTTGTTAATGGTTAAAGCAATGAATTGTAAGGTGGGAAATTCCGCACGCAAATTAGTGTTATTGAAATTGGCTGATAACGCTAATGATGATGGCGTTTGTTTTCCTAGTTATCAGTTTATTGCAGATAAATGTGAAATGACAAGACGCAGTGCGATTAGTCATATTAATGCCTTAATTGAAATGGGCTTAGTAAGTAAAACATTACGCCAAAATAAAGATGGTTCTAGCTCAAATTTATATCAATTACACCTAGACCAAGTGAATGAAAATTGTTCATTTTCTAGTGAAGATTTTGCACCAGAGGGGGTGAAAAATTTGCACGAGGGGAGTGAAAATTATGTAGGGGGGAGTAGTGAAAATTTTGCACCCATAACCAGTAACTCTATTAACCAGTCAATTAACCATAAAAAAATAAATAAAAAAAGTTCGCCTGAAAAATCCGACGAATTAGAAATTTTGCAAGATTTTGGTATTACCGATCAATTGGCAAAAGATTTCATCACTCACCGTAAAGCGAAAAAAGCACCGATTACCATAACGGTGATGGAAGGCTTTCAGCGAGAGGCGGACAAAGCCAAGATACCAATCACGAAAGCAGTGGAAACAAGTATTAACCGTGGTTGGAGAGGTTTTTCGGCGGAATGGCTTGTTGAGAAAAATAAACCACAAAACAAACCTAGCAAACCGGATACTCATAACGGTTTTAACAAACGACACTACGGCGAAACAAAAATACCAGACTGGGCGAAAGACGATGTTAAGGAGAATGGCAATGCGTAAATCCATTGATGAATTACGGAAAGATTTGGAAGATCACCAAGAGGCGTTGAAGTGTGCCAGCGTGGGCTTTACGCCTTCTGGAAATACGGAAGTCAGCCGTCAGCAAGTCGTTTGTGAAAAACATGGTGTTTATACTCAACATTGTCGAAAAACAACCCTGTTTGGCGGCAAAACCCTTGAGAATAAAACCCGTTGTCCACGTTGTTTACAACAAGAAATTTCGGCGTTAGAGGCGGAAATCCGCCAAGTTGAGCAGGCTTATACCCAACGCAAAATTAATGACCTAAAAGCCAAATCAGGTGTTGCTAAACGCTTTGAACAGGCTAGCTTTGACAATTATCAAGATTTAGACGTAAACAGCAAAGCTAAGCGAGTTTGTGAGGCTTATGCGAAAAAATGGCAAGAACGTAAAGCGGTAGGTGGAGGGTTAATCCTAACAGGGAAGCCCGGAACCGGTAAGAGCCATTTAGCCTGTGCTATTGCTAATTATGTGATAGAAAAATATCAAGATGATGTGTTAATGACAACCGCTTTGCGGATTATGCGTAAAGTGAAATCCACTTGGGAGAAAAACGCTGATTTGACAGAAAGTGAGGTCATAGAGGTTTACGTAGATAAGGATTTACTGATTATTGATGAAGTCGGCGTTCAATTTGGCTCAGAGGCAGAAAAAATTATTTTATTTGAGATTATCAATGAACGATATGAGCAATTAAAGCCAACCATTTTAATCAGTAATTTACTGGAAGATGAGCTAGCAGGTTACATCGGCGAGCGTGTTATTGACCGTATGCGAGAAGGCAAAGGGGCCATGATTGCTTTTGACTGGGAGAGTTATAGAAAATGACAGAACAACAATTTAACAAAGACAGCTACCGCACCCCTGAATACCTTTTTAACTGGTTATATAAGCGATTTAAATTTGATGTGGATGGTTGTGCTAATCACAAAAATAAACTTTGTTTTGACTACATTGGCGAGGGTGGTATCGCCGAAGACTTTTTAGATTTTGACCCCTTAGAGCTGGTTTGTGAGTTATGCGAAGCGAATTTAGCTTTTTTCGTCAATCCGCCTTATAGCAATCCGTTACCTTTTGTTCAGCGTGCGGCGGCGCTTAAACAGCAAGGCTATTTAGTCGTGATGTTATTGCCGGCGGATAAATCCACAAAATGGTATGGGGTGATTAATGAACAGGCAACGGAAGTGATTGATATTATCGGCGGTCGGATTAATTTTGTTCACCCACTCACCGGCGAGGAAGTCAAGGGCAACAACAAAGGCTCAATGGTGGCGGTATTTGACCCCACAATGCAAGGTTTGGTAACTCGTCAGGTGGCGTTGGATTTTATTAAAAAATGGGGGGAATAATGGAATTTAATCAACATATTAAATTAGCAGAACAGCTATTAAAACAAAATAAATGTGTTATCTATCAAATATTTGAAAAAGGCATTATGGCTGTTTTTGACAAGAAAGAAACAAGAACATCTATTGTCTGTTCAGCGGAAGAGGACGGATTAATGGTATCCATTTCCGTTAACGGACGAGCTAATTTAAAAATAAGCCAGAAGTTCATTCAAAAAATATTTGGTAAACGTTATGCCGTTGAGCGCCATTTAAACAAGATTGACGGTCAACAAGCCAATTATTTCAAGCTAACAGTGTTGAGGGCGTAATGGCTAAATATCAAATGTTAAAACTGCCGGGCGGTATTTTATCGCCAGTAACAGAGCAAGAGGCGGAAAGTTTAAAAGTCTTAGCCAACAATGAGCAATACGAGGTAGAAATCAAACGTAGTCGCAATCCTGCCTTTCATCGCAAGGTGTTTGCTTTTTTCAATTTCTGTTTTGAGCATTGGTCGGCAGAGCGTACAGAGTTACGTTTTCAAGATGAAAAAGCCCAGTTTGATACTTTTCGCAAACATTTAACGGTGCTTGCAGGATTTAGAACTGTTACTTACAAAATTAACGGCGAATTTAGGGTAGAAGCGAAAAGTTTAAGCTATGCCAATATGGAGCAGGAAGAATTTGAGCAATGTTATTCAGCATTAATTAACGCCGCACTTGTTCATATTTTTGCTAATACACAGGACGAGAAAATTATTAATCAGCTTTATGCGTTTTTTTGGTAAGGAATAAGGTGGGTAATGAATAAGGAATTTTTGTTAGTCATTGTGGGAACATTTATTTTTTGGAGCGTTGTTATAGGGGGTATTGTTTGGTGGCTACTTTAGAAAAGAAAACATTAACAAAAGAGCAAGAGCAGACATTAATGCTCGTACTAGCGAAACAAGTATCAGATTGGCGTAAATGGCGGCAATCGGGGAAAAATAGTCAAAGTGTAATTAATGGGGTAAGACGATGAAAGAAATTATTATATTAGGTTTGTGGTTTGCTTGTATTGCTGCTTTATTTGGTTTTTCGGCGTTTCTTTTTTATCACAAAGTCAGTGGAGCTGGTTGGTTCTTATTTGCCGTTGTGGTTGTTGTAGGTTCAATAAAAATCAAGGTAGGTAAACGATGAATTTACGCAAAGAAGCCAAAGGCAGAGAGTGCCAAGTGCGGTTAGTTGGCGTTTGTAATTACAATCCTGAAACGGTGGTATTAGCCCATATTCGCATGGCAGGTTTAACAGGAATCAGTCAAAAGGCAAATGATATTCAAGGGGCTTGGGCTTGTAGTTGTTGTCATGATGCTATTGATGGACGAACAAAAACGCTTTATTCCAAAGATGAATTAACCCTTGCTCATTTACAAGGAGTTATGCGGACGCAGGCGATATTAATCCAAGAGGGAAAAATTAAATGAGACAACTGGCCGTCAACTTACCCTATCCACCTAGCCTTAATCATTATTGGCGACATACCAGACAAGGTAGGCATTATATATCAAAAGCGGGGAAAACCTATCGTGATGCGGTATTAATGGCTTGTGTAAAGGAGAAACCATTTCAGAGCCAGGTCAGTATTCATATTGATGTTTTTGTGCCTGATAATCGTAAAAGAGACCCCGATAACCTTTGGAAAGTGGTATTAGATTCGTTGACACAAGCCAATATTATTGAAGACGATTGCTGGCAAGTTGTGCCGAGACAGTCTATTGATGTGGTCGCAGTTGATAAACATAATCCGAGATTAGTGGTAACCATTAAGGAGTTGACGTGAGCGAGTTAATATTAAGTGAATTGACATTAACCCCAGAGCAGGAAAAATGGCTTAAAGAATGGTTATTTAAATGGGGGGCTTGGGTCAGAACAGGTCGCTTAGATAAGCGACAAGTCAATATTATTGCTCGGTTAATGGAAAGTGTTACCCCAAGCGATCCGCAAGATCCGATTTGTACGGATGATGAGGGGTTAATGATAAGCAAGATGATTGATGAGTTCTTTTTAACCCAAGATAAGGAGCTTCATTTTATTATTTATGGCTATTATGTGAATAAGATGACAGTAAATAGATTAGCAACAATTTTAGCTGATGATATTAAGCCAAGATTAATGCAGCCTTGTCATGGGAAATCAGAAGTAAGAAAGCCAAGCAAACGAACAGTATTGCGTTATGTATCTAATCGTTTAAATTTAGCCAATGCCATTATTCACGAAATGCTGTTAAAAGGCTTTATTATTCTTAAAAAGGTTACTAAAAAACGTAAAAATATCAAACTTTGTTATTGACAACCTTGTCATCTTGTCATATGATTTTATGCAATGGTGGTCGTAGTGTAACCAGTTTACACCAACGATAAAAAACAAAACGAATTTACAGCCTCAGTAGCAATACTGGGGCTTTTTTATTGGCAAATAATCAAGGATCAATATGTTTAAAGACGCAGGAAACCAAAGTTATTTCTGGTCTGGGTTTGGGGCATTTTGGGCAATGTATTCATTTGAGGAAAAATTAGCCCTTGCAAGTTTATGTGTGGGTGTAGTTACAGCCCTTGTCAATGCTTATGCGAAATGGCAAGAGGGAAAACGTCAAAAAGAATTACATGATTTAAAAGTGCAACAGTTAAAACGTGGACTAAGAAATGAAAATCAATCAGAAGAAAATTAGTGCGGTTATTTGCTCCGTTGGGGCAGTAATCGGCTTAGTGAGTATGTACTATGCTGATGAATTACGCATTACCGAACGAGGGTTAGCCATTATTGGTAATGCAGAGGGTTGTCGTCAAACGCCGTACTATTGCCCCGCAGGCATTTTAACGGTTGGGATTGGGACGGCAGAAACCAGTGGCGAAAAGATAGAACAAGGCAAGGTGTATTCCTTAGACGATATTGCTCAGGCTTGGGTTAAGCAGCTTAAAGTGGCAGAAAAATGTGTCAATCGGTTTGGTAACGGTCGTAATATGCCGTTAGGAGCATTTGAGGCGATGGTTTCGCTGACCTTTAATACGGGCTGTGGCAAGATGCAAAGCTCAACCTTATTTAGAATGGCAAATCAGGGCTACACGCCTGCAATGTGTAACCAGTTTGAACGTTGGGTTTATTCTGGGGGTAAAAAGTTAAATGGCTTAGTAAAACGCCGTCAGCAAGAGAAAGCCTTATGTTTAGCCGATTAAATCAGATTGTGATTGTGGCGGTGTTGGGGTTATGCCTTTGGTCATTCTATCAATCACAACGTATCTATCGCTTAAAAACCGATAACCAAACACAAGCCCAAACCATTGAGCAACTCACTCAACAGCAACGGCAATTAACATTAAGCCTTGAACAAGAGCGACAAGCGATTGCTAAGCTCACTGCGGAAGAACATAAACAAAAGGTAAAAGCCGATGAAGATATTCAAATTATTGACCGCACTTTATCAAAAGAGCATTGTGCCACTACTCGCTTGCCTGCTGATGTTATTAAACGGTTGCAGCAATCAGACTAAGATAACCTATTTAACGCCACCAACCATCTATACTCTACCTTGTCAACGAACACCTTTTACCGCTCAAACTTACGGCGAGGCAATCACGTATTTACGTATGGTAATGAAAGAGCGGGATATGTGTGCAAATCGGGTAGATAAAATTCGGGAATGGATAGTTGAGCAGGCTCAAAGATAAAAGCCCTAGCGGAGGAAACTAGGGCTTTGGGTTAGACGGCTGAAATTTCTAGGCGTTTACCTAGCGCTTTAAAGGCTCGGTTAAGCGTGTCAATTTTGGTATTATGTCCTAAATTAGTCACCCTTTGCATTTCTTGTGGTGTGACATTTATACGTCTAGCCAATTCAGCATTAGAGATTTTTTGCTCAATCATTTCATTAAGCAATAACACTTTAGTTGCAACGCTAGGCGGTAGCTCAATTAAGACATCGCCTTTTTGTGGCTGACTAGGTAATGGAACTTGTCTTTTATCTTCAAAATAAAAGTCCATTGCAGTAACTAAAGCATCTTCTGCCATTATTAAAGCATCTTGATAGTCATCGCCACAAGTAATCGCTTCGGGAATATCTCTAAAGGTTATATTAAAGCCATCACCTTCAGGTTCAAATATCGCTGGATATTGCATTATTAACTCCTTAAGAAGCCTCCCCTTTCGGGGAGACTGGTTATTTTAGACCTAATTGCTTTTTAATGTTCTCAGCAGTACCTTTTCTAATCTCCTTTGATGGGTGTCTTGGCATTACTGATTGATTATTTCGGTAGAAAAGTTTGATATGTTTTGTACCATCTTCAACTTTAACACCTTGTGCTTTCAGCCATCTTAAAAACTCACTTTGTTTCATTATTCCTCCGTGTCGTTTTAAGATGGAATAATTATAATCAAAAATGTTTACTTTGTCAATAAAAATAATCAAATTTGTTTACTTTAAGGATTAACTATGTCAAAGAAAAAAGACGAGGTTAATTCCACGTCTAAAGGGCGTGGTTTAACCGATAAACAAAAACGATTTGTTGAAGAATATCTAATTGATTTAAATGCAACTCAAGCCGCAATTAGGGCTGGATATAGCGTTGAAACAGCAAGACAAATAGGTGCAGAAAACTTGTCAAAACCTGTCATTCAAGAGGCTATTCAGAAAGCTCAAAATAAACGTTCAGAACGCACTAAAATTACTCAAGATGAAATTTTAAGAGATTTGCAAGAACTCAAAGATATTTGTCTTGGGCGTAAGTCCATTGTTATTACTGATACATTAAAGAATGGGCAAGAAGGTAAGGTTACCACGGTTGATAACCCTGTATTTCTCTTTGAGCCAGCCAGTGCAAATAAGGCACTTGAATTAATGGGAAAACATTTAGGGATGTTTAAGGATAAGGTTGAACTAACAGGGGAATTAGCTAGTACGAATATTAACTTAACTCCAGAAGAATTTAAGGATATTGCGAGTGAATTATTAAAGGAGATTTGAGGTGCGTAAATTTAGCAGAGAGGAAAGATTTACTGCTAGGCAATTAGCTATCAATGATTTCTATTTTTTTACTCGGTGGATGTTTTTACAAAAAAGGGGCTATAACTGGCTACAAGCAACACATCATAAAGTGATTTGTAATGCTTTAATGAGAGTTTTTAGGGGAGAAAGTAAAAGATTAATTATTAATATTCCACCTAGATATTCTAAAACAGAATTGGCAGTTGTTAATTTTGTAGCTTGGTGTTTTGGGCAAGCAACAGATAGCGAATTTATCCACGCAAGTTATTCCGCTACATTAGCTACAAATAATAGTTCAAATATTCGCTCCATTATGCAACATGAAGCTTATCAAGAAATATTTCCTGATGTCATTTTAGATAGTGAAGTAAAAAATCATTGGACTACTTCAAAAGGCGGTGTTTTTTATGCTACTGGTGCGGGAGGAACAATTACAGGATTTGGAGCAGGCAAACAGCGTGAAGGTTTTGGTGGGGCTATTATTATTGATGATCCGCATAAAGCAGAGGAAGCTCGCTCAGAAAAGATGCGACAGAATGTAATAGATTGGTTTCAAAATACCATAGAAAGTCGTAAAAACGATCCTAAAAATACCCCCATTATCGTTATTATGCAAAGATTGCATGAAAGCGACTTAGCGGGATGGCTAATTGAAGGAGGTAATGGAGAGGAATGGGAAATATTAAAATTACCTGCCATTCAAATGGATGGAACGCCTTTATGGCCAGAAAAACATGATCTTGTTACATTAAAACAAATGCAGAAAGCTGCACCTTATATGTTTGCGGGGCAATATATGCAAGAGCCATCGCCACTAGAGGGAGGAGTATTTAAACCTCATAACATAGAAATTATTAATGCCTTACCAACGCAACAAGTGAAGTGGTGTCGTGCTTGGGACTTAGGAGCAACTGTCGGTGGAGATCCAACGGCAGGAGTTAAATTGGGCAAATGTCATGATGGTAGCTTTATTATTGCCGATTTGGCTCATGCGGATGTAGGTCCTGATGAAAGGGATAATTTGATAAAAAATACAGCGTCTTTAGATGGTACAAATGTAAAAATTAGTATTCCTCAAGACCCTGGACAGGCAGGAAAAACACAAGCCTTATACTTAACAAGAATGTTGACGGGATATATTGTGAAAACAAGCCCTGAAAGTGGCGATAAGTTGACTCGCGCAGAGCCTTTTGCGGCACAAGTTAACATAGGCAATGTGAAAATGTTAAAAGGCGAATGGAACAAAACAGTAATTGATGAAATGCGATTATTTCCTAATGGTACGCATGATGACGTAATCGATGCACTTTCAAGAGCATTTGGGGAAATTATTGATACTAAAACATCTTTTTTTGGGTAATTTTATGTTTAAATTATTTAAGAGAAATAATCAGGTTCAAGAGAATAAAGAAAGCAAAAAGGCTTCTTTTTGGAGTAGCGAACGTTTTGTTGATGACTTAGAAAATAACTTTTTTATTGAACAATTAAATCGCATTGTTTTATCAAATAACCGATTAACTGGGAATAGCGGTAATATAGCTACAGATAGTGATAATCAGTCATTAAAAATGAATTTAGTCGCACCTGATACAATTAGTGTGGCAATTGCTAATTGGTTTGCAGCACATTCATTTATTGGTTATCAGATGTGTGCATTATTAGCACAAAACTGGTTAATCAATAAGGCGTGTTCAATTCCTGCGAGAGATGCCACAAGAAATGGTTACGATATTATTTCAACAGATGGTTCAGAAATTCCTGATGATATCATTAAAGCATTGCAAAAATATGACAAACAATATCGTTTACGTTGGAACTGTGAACAATTTGTAAGAATGGGGCGAATCTTTGGGATTCGGCTTGCTTTATTTGATATAGAAAGTGATGATCCTGAGTTTTATGAAAAGCCTTTTAATTTAGATGGTGTTACAAAAGGTAGCTATAAAGGAATTATTCAGATTGATCCTTATTGGTGTATTCCTATGCTTGTTGGAGAAGAATTATCTAATCCAGCAAGTCAGAATTTTTATGAACCCACATATTGGCAAATTAATGGTAAAAAATATCATCGTTCTCATCTCATTATTTTTCGTAATAGTGAAGTCCCTGATTTATTAAAACCAGTCTATTTATACGGTGGTTTACCTGTTCCCCAATTGATTATGGAGCGTGTTTATGGTGCAGAAAGAACAGCTAGTGAATCTTTAGGGCTAGTTACGTCAAAACGAACAACGGTTTGGCTAACAAATATGGCAATGTTTGCCGCAGATGCTGAAAATAATTCTCAAAAATTAAAACAATGGGTTAGTTATCGAGATAATTATGGTGTTAAAGTTGGCGATAAAGACGGAGATCAACTCCAACAATTTGATACAGCGTTAGGCGATTTAGACGAAGTAATCATGACTAACTATCAGTTGGTGGCTGCCGCTTCAAATGTTCCTGCGACTAAATTATTAGGCACTACTCCTAAAGGTTTTAATTCTACAGGAGAAGGGGAAGCCAAAAATTATCATGAAGAATTGGAAAGTATTCAGGAACACGATCTTACAGAACTAGTAGAAAGACATCATCAATTAGTTATTAAATCTTGTGGTTTAGAAAGTATAGAAACAACCATTAACTGGCGTCCAGTAGATAGCCCAACTGCACAAGAACTCGCAGAAAGAAATAAACTTAAGGCTGATACTTATTCAGCCTTAGTTATGTGTGGGGCTATTGATGGTGCTGATGTTCGTTATCGATTAGCCTCTGATCCTGATTCAGGTTTCCATGATATGGGTGAACAAGATAATGAACACAAATTGTTAGAGGAGTTGGGATTAACAGAAGATGTTATTCATTCCATTAATGAGTTAGAGAGAGGTAATGATGAGAAAGTCTGAGCTTGAAGGAAAGCCTCTTATAGTTAGTGAGTCTATTGGCAATGAATATGGGAAAGTTATTAAGGCGACTATAAAATTGCTACATAGAGATTTAATGCAAGGCATTGACCGAATATACATTACTTATGCTCAAGATAACGATTCTAGCGATCAAAAAGGAAACGGCATATCTCAATTAAAAATACTTTTTAATAAGTTATTAAGGAAATATACACCAATATTTTCATTTTTAGCCAAAAACGCCACTGAGCGGATGATAAACAGGGTTTTAAAAAACTCATCATCTACGCTGAAATTGAGCCTTAGGGATATTAGCCAAGATCTTGCTATAAAAACCGATTTTATGACAGAAAAGCTCAATAGCATTACTAAAGCGGTAACGATTGAATCGGTTAGTTTAATCAAAACTATTCCTAGTCAATACCTTAATGAAGTTCAATCAATAGTTATGAATTCCATTACAACGGGTAAAGGTTTCCATGATTTGAAGAAATCACTAGATCGTTATTATGGAAAAAATGCTCGTAAAGCTGAATTAGTTGCATTAGATCAAACAAGAAAAGCTTATAGAAATATTCAAGCTGAAAAATTAAAGAAGCTTGGTGTTAGAAAGTTTAAATGGTTACATACTGGTGGCAGTAATGAGCCTAGAAAGTTACATATGGATCTAAATGGCAAAGTTTTTTCATTCGATAATCCGCCGTATATTGGTGAGATGTATGGGGAAAAAGTTTATGGATTACCAGGGCAATTACCAAATTGTCGTTGTAGTATGAAACCTGTAATAGATTTTGAGGACGAATAAATGATTCAATTTAATTCATCACAGATAGAAAGAATAAATCATCTCTTTGCTAAATTATCCATTCAAGCAATGGATAATCGTTGGATCACAGTGAAACCTAATGGAGCACATAATAAAGGTAGAGCTGTAGAAATTGATGATGAGGGAAGAATTGTTAAAGGTATGGGGGGAAAATTTAATGGAGAAAAAATTAACAAGATAGGAAAACAAACTAGGACACCACAATCTTCTACAGAAAAACCTGAAAATACGAGTAAAAGTAGAGAATTAATAGAAAAAATCAAAAAACTTACGGGCAATCAATTACCTGATCATATATTAGAAGATATGGAAAATTGGTCGGAAGAGAGATTAAATAATCGGCTTGTGATATATGCGAGAAATGCACAAAGAAGGCTTTCACAAAGTGAAATTACTACTCAAACTTCTCCTAAAGATAATGTCGAAAAAAATGAAATCACGTCTATTTTAAGTCAGAGCAATAAAAAAAGTTACAGCATTAAAAACATAAGTGCTTTCGTAAAATCTATGAAAAAACAACAAAATGCTGACTTTTCGAATACAAGCGAAAAAGACGCTGAAAGTTTTGCTAAACAGATTTTACCAGTATTAAACGACAGAGGGAGGGGAAGAACCCAACAAGGGCTAAATCTAATTTCAATTATTAATTCTAAACATCGAACAGCATTTAATAAAAGCGAATTAGGTACTTCTCCTGAGAGTTTTATCAGTTCAGGTATCATTGAAAAAGTTCCTGGAACAGAAAAATATCGCTTCACTAAAGCAGGTAATATGATTGCTCGTGAAGTAAAAGAATTATCTGATCAACTAAATCGTAGGGATAATGAAAAAAGGGCTGAAACTAAACGCAGAAAAGCAGAGAAAAAAGCGTTAGAGAAGTCAAAACGAACAATATTAAATGTTCCCTATGCTGAAAAAGAGATAGCGAAATCTTTTGGAGCGAGATGGGATAGTTATGAAAAGACGTGGTATTTACCTAAAGGGAAAGAATTGCCTGATGGATTGAAAAAGTATGTTGTTCAGGATAGTTTAGATTATTTAGAACGGTTAGATATTCTATATCAAAGGACAAAACAGTAGGACATCATCAATGATAGGACAAGACAAAAAAGATATTGATAATAATGGCTGGTTCGAAGTAAGAAATAACCCCCTCAGTAAAGAGGGGGTTTTCTTTTACAGAGGATCGGCAATCAGATTACCCAATGGTGAACAACCGCCAGATTTAAATAAATTATATGCCGTTTATAGGCCAGCAAGTGAACTATCAAATCAACAAGCCATTGACAGTTTCAAATTAGTCCCTTGGGTTGATGATCACGCTATGTTAGGTAGCGAAAATATAGGAATGACGCCTGCTGAAAAAAAAGGTGTAAGCGGTGTGATTGGCGAAGATGTTTATTTTAAAGACGGTATTTTATACGGAAATATTAAAGCATTTTCAGAAACATTGGCACGAAAAATTGAGAATGGTAAGAAAGAATTATCGCTCGGTTATCGTTGCCGTTATGAGCATAATCCCGGTGTATGGAATGGGCAACTTTATGATTATATACAACGGGATTTAAGAGGAAATCATCTAGCCCTTGTAGAGAGTGGCAGGATGGGCGGAGATGTTCGAGTGTTAGATCACGATGATGTAAACCTTGGACAATTTAATTTTACTTGTGATTCTTTTATGGAGAGAAAACAAATGACTTTAGAAGAACTATTGGAACAACTTCAAGGATTAACACCAGAACAGATCGCAGCGTTATCGGCGAAAGTTGAAGAGGTTAAACAATCTAGTGAAGATAATTCCATTAATGATTTAGAAAATGACAATGATCCTGATACCTCAGATCAAGAACCAAATGAAAAGGATGAGTTTAGTTCTGATGATGAGGAAGAAAAACTAGGTCCATTGGAAAAATTGATTAGTGTTGTTGAAAATTTATCGAAAGAAGTTGCTGAATTAAAAGCAGGCTCAAATAAAGAAACACAATCAGAAGATGACGAGGATAATACCCTAGAATCTGATAATAAAGCAAAAGAAGCTGAAAGTATGGATGCGGCAGATGTTGCAAAATTAGCAATGACTGAAATTGCGAAGAAAAATAAATTATATCAACAAGTATCAGGCTTTACCGGTGCTTTTGATTGCTCAGCAATGGATGCCAATGATATTGCTATTTATGCCTGTAAAAAACTGGGTTTAAAAGCAAATCGAGGGCAAGAATTAGCTATGCTTACAGGTTATATGACTCATCGCACCCCAATTAACAAACAAGTAACTACTTCAGCGATGGATAAAACGGATAATTCGTTTGTAGATAAACAATTAACAAAATAGGAGACATTATGGCGTTTCAAAAAACAGTTCAAACTGAGCAAGGTTTTGGCGTTCCTGGGGATATTCACTTAAATTCGCCAACGAGAGCTGAAAGTTTGCTTATTCAATCAGGTAGTGGGCAAAAAAATATCTACGGATATTGCTTCACGAAAGACGCATCAACCAATATTGCAAAAGTTGGTGGCGAAATCAGTTCAGGGCGAGTATTTGCAGGGATTTTAGCCAATCCTAAAGAAAGTATTTCGTATGGTACAGAGGCAGGCACATTAGAGCCAACATTAAATATTCCAGATAATCAACATGGTGACTTTATCACGATGGGAGATGTTGTTGTAAAAGTCTCAACGAAATGTGCTGTTGGTGATCTTGTTGTTTATGATACAACGACAGGGGAATTATCAACCGTAGCGGCAGGAACTGCAACAGCGGGAGCTGGTAAAGCGTTTGTGCCTAATGCTGTTATTTATCGTTATCCAGTAACAGCCGCTGGTGGGCTTACTGTGATCCGTTTAACTAATTAACTTATACAAAGGGGATTTTAATGTTATCAAAAGAACATGGATATATTAGCGGACGCCGAGTCGCTGAATGTATTTCGGAAAATAGACCGCTTATTACTATGGATGCTGCGGATGTTCCGAATTATAAAGCCTTACAAAAGGTCGGTATTGGTTTTTCTAATGAGTATTTACGTAAAGCGCCACAAGCATTTGCTATGGATGATGTGAACGGTGGAGTATTTACGGCAAATTCTGGTGTTCCAGTTCAATTTTTACAAGCTTGGTTACCTGGATTTGTTCGAGCAGCCTTTGCACCTCGTAAAATTGATGAGCTTATCGGTATTATGACTGTCGGCGAATGGCATGATGAAGAGGTTGTACAAGGCGTGTTAGAAACTATGGGGGACGCAGTACCTTATGGCGACACATCTAATGTGCCATTCTCAAGCTATAATGCAGGTTTTGAACGCCGTACAATCGTACGCTTTGAAAAAGGTATTAGCGTTGGACGTTTAGAGGAAGCGAGAGCAGGTGCAATGCGATTAAACAGTGCCGCAGAAAAACGTGCGGCTGCAGAGCTAGCTTTAGAAATGCAACGTAATAACGTAGGCTTTTTTGGATATAATGCACCGAATGTTCGTACTTATGGTTTCTTAAACGATCCGTCTCTTCCTGCTTATATTACTGTGGCTACGGGCGCAGGTTCCGCCACGACTTGGGATAAAAAAACGTTTTTAGAAATTACTGCGGACATTCGCCAAGCCTTTACTCAATTGCAAATCCAATCACAAGGGGTTGTTGATGCTGAACAAACACCAACTTGTTTGGCTCTTCCTACAAATTGTTCAACATTCTTAAGTGTTACTTCTGAATATGGCAATAGCGTTAAGGAGTGGATCAGTAAAACTTATCCTAAATGCCGAATTTGTGTTACCCCTCATTTGAATGGGGCAAATGGTGGTGCAAATGTCTTTTATCTATATGCTGAAAATATTGAGGACGGTGCAACAGATGATAATCGTGTTTGGGTTCAAGCTGTCCCTGCCAAATTTATGGCGTTAGGTATTGAGCAAAAAGCAAAATCAGTCGTTGAGGATTACACTAATGCCACAGCAGGTGTAATGTGTAAACGCCCTTATGCCGTCTATCGAGCAACAGGTATTTAATGATATTGCCCGAGTAACATCGGGCTTTTTATTATTTAGGAGAAATTAATTATGCCTTACGTATTTTCAACATTATCTTGTGATAACCGTTACACTTCTTATACAAAAACCAATAGTGATATTCAAGTTCCTTCTAAAGGGATATTAATCAAAGGTGGTGCAGGTGTAATGAATGATCGCTTTATTACGCCTATGGGTGTAGTTACAGAAGTTTCTAAAGAGGAACTTGATATTTTAGAAAGTAATCCTGTATTCCGCTTACATAAAGAAAAAGGGTTTATCGTGGTTCAAGATAAAAAATCAGATGTGGATAAAGTAGCGTCAGTGATGAATCAGGACGATGGTGGCTCCCCTTTAACGGATGAAAAAATCAGGAAAATGAATCGTTCTAAAAATAGTGAAGTGACAGTAGTAACTAATAACGAGGAATAAAAATGGATATTCAGGTTTTCCGCCGTATTTTCCCTGCTTTTGTTGGAGAAGCATTTCCAGATGAAATGATAGAAACTTGGGGAAACCTAGCAAAAAGTTATTTATCGGAAAGTTGGTTATTAAATGGAGAACGTTTTTCTTTAGCATTAAACCTAATGACAGCACATTTATTATTTAGTGTAAGCCAAAGTACCAAAAGTAATAATGGTGCATCAGGAACAGTTCAATCAGCTTCACAAGGAAGTGTGAGTGTTTCATTCTCTACACCTACAACAAAAAATGGTTGGGAGTTTTGGTTATCTACTTCTCCTTATGGTGTTCAATTATGGGCATTATTGAATAGTGTAGGAGCGGTAGGATGTTTTATTGGTGGATTACCTGAACGTCAAGCTGTTCGTAAAGTAGGTGGTGTATTTGTATGAGTAAAGCTGCAAAATTTACGGCAAAACTGAAACATTACATAAATGCTGTAAAAAGCGGAGAACAAAAAAGCGTAAGAGTGGGAGTGATTGAGAACCAGCATTATGAAAATGGTAATCCGGTTGCTTATATTGCTGCAATTCAAGAGTATGGTAGTGAGCATATTCCCCCAAGACCTTTTTTTAGACCAACCATAGCTACTAAAAAAACAACATGGGCTGGAAAAGCAACGGCATTGTTGAAGCGTGGTAATGATGTTGAGTCAGTTCTAGAAATTCTTGGCGAAATTGCAGCGGCGGATATTGTAGAAACAATAAGTAATATTCACTCTCCGCCTTTATCTCTGGCAACTAAAATAGCTAGAAATCGAAAAGCTCATCAAAAAAATGCGAAAGGAAGACGTAAAAGACCTAAATCAGTATCTATTAAGCCATTAATAGATAGCGGATTATTAGTTACATCCATATCTAGCCAAGTTGTTGAGGGAGAATAACACAATGGATCTTCATCATATCGCTAATCAAGCTATTACAGCGGTTAATCCTAATATTTCAGCAAAACTCAAGTTAAATATTGGTTATAAAACTGATGACACAGGAAAGCGAGTATCTGCTTATGAAGAGCATAAAGTCATGATCCAAGCTCAAAGTTTAAGTTCATTTGACTTACAACTATTTGACTCATTAGCTCAACAAGGTCAGCTATTAAATGTTTATGTATCAGGACAAATTCATGTACTACGACGTATATCAAATAAAGGTGCTGATAAATTAATATTTAAAGCTTTTGGAGAAAATGAACCATCTGAATGGCTAATTAAATCTGTTTCCGAATCTTTTCCTAACTGGTGCAAGGTGGTGGTATGTCGGCAAAGTTAAATATAACTTATGAGGATATTTACCGAGAAGTCCGAGCATTTTTGCTTGGGCTTTTTAATTTGCATGAAGATAACGTAATCAGAGGGTATAGCAATAATGTGCCATTGCCTAATGGCGATTTTATTTTGATGAATATCATTAATGAAAGGGCATTATCAACGACAAGGCATAATTACAACATAGATGAGAGTAGTGCAGAAGTTGTTCAAACCGCAGAAATTATGTTGCAGTTAGATTTTTACGGAGAAAATGCCGCTAAAAATGCAAAAACATTTTCTGTTTTATGGCGAGATTTTTATGCTTGTGAACGTTTTAGTTGTGGCCAGCCACTTTATTGCGATGAGCCTAAATTTATGCAATTTATTAATGAGGCTTCGGAATATGAAAACCGTTGGACATTGACAGCATTTTTTAACTATAACCCTGCATTAACGCATCATCAAGAGTTTATCACTTCATCAAACATCGAAATTAATCAATTGTGAGGATTTTAATATGTTTAATTCAATTCCAGCATCACAAATTGTTAATGTAACCCCTGCAGTATTAAGTTCAGGTGGATCGCCATTATCAATGAATGCGGTTTTTATTAGTAAAAATGATAATTTACCTACGGGGCAGGTTGTTTCTTTTGCGACAGCGGACTCTGTAGGAGATTATTTTGGCTTAACTTCGGAGGAATATAAAGCAGCAGCCATTTATTTTAATGGCTATGATAATTCCACGATCAAGCCCGGTACATTGTTTTTCTGTGCCTATAATTCAGCAGACGAAGAGGCTTTTTTACTTGGTGGCTCATTAAAGTCATTATCACTTGATGACTTAAAAGCGATTAATGGTGAATTAACCTTAACCATTGACGGCACAGAGAAGAAAGTAACAAGCTTGGATTTAAGTAGCGTAACAAGTTTTTCTAAAGCGGCGGAAAAAATGACAACAGCACTTGGTGTTGGTAAGGTAAGTTTTGATACTCAACTGCAAGCATTTAAAATTACCTCACCGACCAAAGGGACAACATCATCTATTTCGTATGCTAAAGGTGCCGTAGCAGAAAAATTGAAATTAACTCAAAAGACGGGTGCAGTGATTTCCCAAGGATCAGGAAAAAGTACGCCAGTTAGTGTGATGCAATCTGTTACAAGTTCTACATTAAACTGGGCAACGTTTACCACAATTTTTGAGCCATCTTTAGAGGAAAAAATAGCTTTCGCTGAATGGGTAAATAACCAGAATGAGCGATTCTTATATGTAGGTTGGGGATTTGAAGAAGAGGCTACATTAACAGGAAATACCACTTGTTTTGGGGCTAAATTAAAAGAAAGTGAGTTTAGTGGTTGTTGTCCTATTTATGGGGGCGTTGATAAAGCCGCTTTTGTGTGTGGCACTATCGCTTCCATTGATTTTACTGAACGACAAGGGCGGATTACCTTAAAATTTAAAGGGCAATCAGGTTTAAGTGCGGATGTTACAGAGGCAACAATAGCGAAAAATTTAGAGGAAAATGGTTATAACTTCTATGGAGCTTGGGCTACCGCAAATGATCGCTTTTTATTTTTATCGCCAGGGCAAATGCCGGGGAAATGGAAATGGATTGATGCTTTCGTCAACCAAATCCGAATTAATAGCCAATTACAACTCGCATTAATGACTTTGTTGACTTCCGCAAAATCTATTCCATATAACGCTGACGGCATTGCATTACAACGTGCAGCTTGTACCGATCCAATTAATGAAGCATTAAATTTTGGTTCAATTCAAATCGGCGTATCATTAAGTGAGCAACAAAAAGCCATTATTAACCGAGAAGCTGGATTTGATGCCGCCAGTATGATTGAAACACGAGGTTATTGTTTGCTTATTGAAAAGGCGACAGCACAAACTCGAGGTGTTCGTCAATCAAATCCAATGAAGTTATGGTACACCGATGGTGGTAGCGTGCAATCAATTAATTTGGCTTCAATTAATGTTCAGTAATTATTTTTCATATCATTAAGGATTAAAAATGCGTACCAATACAGAAAAAACACTTACCTCAGCAAATAGTATTTTGCAAGTTAGAGCAAAAGGCTTTAATGATAATTGGGTAAAAATGGAACAATATGCGGCAGATAATGCCTTTGATTATGGACAAGGGCAAATTGGCGAAACCGTATTAGGGGTTGATGGTATTCAATCAGGCGGATTTACACCTTACGAGGTGGATTTAAATATCCAATTGCAAGCCAATAGCCCAAGTTGTTCATACTTTGATAAGCTAATCAACCATATTAACAACACGCAGGAAACGGTTGCGTTAGAGTTTTCTTGTGAAATTCCATCTATTGGAAAGCGATATAGTTCATCTGGTTTTATGGTAAATATTCCAGGCGGTACAAATGCGAAGAAACTTCTTGACTCAGTAACCTACACGTTTCGTGTTGTAAATAATGGTGCGGAAGATATTTAAGTGATTGTTAAAATGATTATGTAAAAGCTCGATTTTATCGGGCTTTTGTTTTTTAAGAGGTGGAAAATGTCATTAAAAGAGAAAAAAGTTACTATTCAAAAAGGGCGAGATGCAGGAGTTAATTTTTTAATTACTGAAATGCCTGTCGCAAAAGCAGATAAATGGGCAATGAAAGTGTTAATTGCTTTATCAAATGCAGGAATTAAAGTACCAAATGCACAAGTAGGTATGTTGGGGATCAGTGCAGTCTTGTTATCAGCTTTGCAAAATATTGATGAAGAAAAAGCGATTCCCTTATTAGATGAATTACTTGATTGCGTCAAAATCATTCCAGAAGGCGGTGTTCCCCGTCAATTAGATTTAACCCTCAATGATGTACAGGATTTCACTACATTATGGTACTTGCGTAAAGAAGCATTAATGTTACACATTGATTTTTTGAAAGACGCCAATATCCAGATTTAGGGGTAGGAAAACCAAATTCTGGTGAGGCATACATTAATTTAACTTATACCGTTGGTATGATCGTTTCATATAGGCTTGCAACGTTACACGAATTACAAACAGTTTATAGCTTAGAAGACGCTTTAGATTTGCTTGAAGTGATTAGCGTTGATTCCTATAACCAAAATAAAACGGCTAAACATCGTTAATAGCCCTTTGTTCTTTTTTAAGGTTTTTCATTATGACAAATATTATTGATTCACTTTTTCTTGAAATTGGCATTAAAGATAAATTATCTTCTGATGGTGCGAAAATTATTGCTTTTTTAGAGCGTTTTGAAAAAGAATTATTCGGTTTACAAAATACCGTAGAGGAAACTCAAGATACTTTTGATGAAATGCAAGATAAAGTGGGTAAAACTGTTGAACCACTTAAGAAAGTAGAAAAAGAGTTAAAGAATAATGAAAAACAAATTAAAAAGAACAATACGCAAGCAAAAAGTTTACTTGAAGTCTTAACTAAAACAGGTAAACAACTTGGGGCTATTGGTACTATTTTTGCTTCAACAACGGCATTGAAAAGATTAGCAATGCAGTCCGCAGACGTGAATGTTGGATTAAATAATTTATCTAAAAATATTGGCGTAGCCTATGATAGCCTTGTTAATTGGTCAGGTGCCGCTGAAATGGCAGGTGGCTCAGCAAATGGTATGTTAAGCACGATTAAAGGATTATCTAGTGGGCTAACACGTTTTGCGGTAATGGGTGATGACTCAATTATTAAATTCTTTACCACATTAGATATTATGCCCTTTGAAACGAATGGCAAGATCAAAGATTTAAATGCGCTTTTACTTGAACTTGCCGATCGTTTTAGTGTAATGGAAACAACAAAAGCCTTTAGCATAGCCCAATCTATGGGGATTGATGAAGATACATTCAATCTATTAAAACAAGGGCGGAATGAGGTTCAAAAATTTCTCTTACAACAATCCTCTATGTATCGTTCTAAGCAAAAAGATATTGAGGTAAGCCGTAGATTGGTAAAATCAACGAAAACGATTAACCAACAGTTTGAGGCAATGAAATTAATGATTGGCAATGCTGCCGCTCCTGCATTACTCACTATTTCTGAAATTATTGAGAAACTGTTCAACTTTTTAATGAAACATGAGGGATTAATACAAGGCTTTTTCTTATCCCTATCAGGGATTTTAACAACGGTATTAATTCCTACATTATGGCGAGCTACTGCTGCTACATTTGCATTTATTGCTCCCTATTCAACAATGATTTTAGTTATATTAGGTCTAGCTGCTGCCTTTGGTTTATTATTTGATGACTACCAAACTTGGGCTGAAGGTGGTGATTCGCTTTTTAATTGGGGTGTTTTTATCGGATATATTAATGGGACAGAATTTTCCCTAAAAAATTTAGGAAAAGCATTTAACCGATTAAAAGAATATTATACTGATTGGGAGAAAAAAGTTGAGAATGGCAAAGCGTGGCTAACAGCAAAAGGCTTTATTGAGGATAACAAAATTACCGTAGAATCTTTAATCAATGGTTTTTCTAATTTAGCCCAAGAAATTTATATTTCGGTATTACCTGCTCTAGGAAAAATTGGAGATATAGTTAATGCCTTAAAAGAGGGGAGATTTAGCGATGCTTTTGCTATTGCTAATGAGGCTATTTATTCTACAGCTAAATGGGCTCAAAACAAAATAAACCCTTTCTATTCACTATTTGAATTAAAATCTGATAAAAATTTTTACACTGTTGCAAAAAGTGTTAAATGGATGAATGGCAAACTAAATCCTTTTTATATCGAAGGCTTAAAACCATTTATTGATGATCTAACTGGACATGACCCCAACTCCCCCAACTCTTTAACCCAAATGGATATTTATAACCGAGAGGGAGCAACGGGCAAACCAAGAACAATTAAAAGTGGCTTTACGGGGTTCGGTGCTGATATTGATAGTTATATTAAAGAAGCGGCTGAAATGTGGAATGTTGATGAAAAAACATTGCGAGGTTTAATTAAAATGGAAAGTGGTTGGACGGGTAAGGACTCGCCAACGGGGGCTATTGGTGTTGGGCAATTTACGACACGAACTTGGAATGAGTTAGCTAATTCAGCTGACGGGAAAAGGATTGGTATGCAGCTTGTTACTGAAGAAAATAAAGGAACAAGTAATGATCCAAGACGTAATAATCGTGTTAATACATTGGCAACCGCTCTCTATGTAAGAAATAATCGTAAACAGCTATTAAATGCAGGTATTGAAATTACCCCTGCTAATATTTATATGGCACATAATATTGGGGCGTCAGGACTAAGAAAAGCTCTTTCAGGAAACGCCGATTCCTCTTTAATTGATATTATGCGTAAGAATGGTATGAAAGAAGGAATGACCCCTGCGGAGTTCTTAACATACCAGAAAGGAAGATTTCAAACCCATTATGATATGGCAAATAATGTGAATAATGTTGCCCCTGTGCCCGAAATAAATCGTAATAATTATGCGATTTCTGCCGCAATGAGAGCCACAGAGTTTGTAAATAATGCGATGGGATATAGTGGTCCACAAAATATTCAACATAATCGCCATACAGAGGTTGTCATTAATGGGGGTTTAAATGTACAATCCTCTGCGAGTACCATTTCTGGTACATCGAAAGACGCAGTAAATGCAATACAACAGCATATTGACGTTATGGCATTTAATAATGGATTACATTGATATGAAACACTGTAAATACTTTTTTAAGTTAATCCTAGGATTATTACTAACTTTTTCAACTCCCCTTAGCTATGCTTCTTTTCAAGATATATGTTTATATTCTCCAGATGGGCAATCTATACAGGAAGTGCATTGTATTATTGATATTAGCTCTCAAGATAAAATTGGTGGCGATTATTATGTAGCAACGTTAAAGGACAACTATTTTGTTAGCTATAAATTTACTCCTAATAATCCTTATTATTTAGGGGAAGCTATTTTTGAAACGCTTAGATATCCTATTGAATATAAAGCGGAAGTATTCTCTTTAACAAATGAATTTAAGAGATCTAATTCGTTGTCGGACAAATGGCAGTGTATACAAAATATTGATATGAAAGAAATGCTCTGTAAAATTTGGGAACATCATCGAACAAATTCCGAGCAATCTGCTATCAAAAACAAAATGAAAGCTGTCTGGAACGAAGGCACTTATAAAGTAGGTGTAGATATTCCCGAAGGAGAGTATAAATTAATAGAAGATAGTAATAAGTATGGTGGATTTTATAGAGTATATTTAGATTCTGGTAATAAGTTATCTTCAATTGTTACTGGAGGAGCATTTAATAATATGACTTATGTTACTGTTAAAAAAGGGCAATATTTAGAAGTTAGTAGAGCGACTTTTACTTTAGTAAATTAACTAAATGACTTATCGTTACATTGAATATTATCAATGGAGGAAAAGTGTATAGAAAGCGAAGAAAATTGAAAAGCCATTCTGATAGAGAAGCAAATTTCTATGATGTATTAACAAATAAGCCATATTTGACTCGATGGTTCACTGTAGATGGATTACTTGAAGTTGGAAGTCAATATAATAGCTTATCTATGGAAGATAAGCTAAAATTTTGGAGTAATACTCATTTATACTCTATACATAAGTTAACGTTTTTTTCCCTCTTTTTCGGATTGATAGGTGTAGATCGATTTTATTTAAATGATAATTTCCTTGGTATTCTTAAATTAGTATTTTTATTTCCACTATTATTAATAACACCATATAGTTTTATTATTGTATTACTTGATTTATTTTTGTGTAGAAAGAGAGCAAAAATATTAAATCACTTAAACTCTATTAAAACAATTACTAAAATCAAGGCAAGTAGTTATGAGTTAAGAAGTCAACAAAATCAATGTATAAAGCCATTAATAATAGAAAGAGGAACGGCGTCTAAATTAGTTATTGATGAGTTTATTGGCAATGTTTCATTAACAGAAGAATCATTAGAAAATACAGAGAAAGAAAATGAGTTGATTATAGAGAAGAAAATAAAAGAACTAGCTACTATTATTATTTACAAAGAATATGGTAAAGTTATTTATAAAAGAAAATTAACAGCGTTAGTGTCAAAATATTATCATTTTTCTAACTATCTACTTATATATCTAGCTAATTCATCAACTGATGATGCAAATAAATTATTTTTCATAGATATGAAAAATAATAAACAGCTATTTTCTATTATACCTATATATAATTGTTATAAAGGTTCATTCGAATATAAGAATAATAGATTATTTTATTGTTTGTATGGCGATGAGTTTGAGATTGGTAGTAATGGAGATTTGGTAGATAGAATTTCTTATTTGCATAAAGAAGTTTCTAATTTTAGTGATAATTCTCTATTTTATATTGAGTGTTTGATAGAAGAAACAGAGCTAACTAAATATAATATAGGATTATATATTAAATATATTAGAAATTATATATCTTTTTTAGAAGGAACACTTCATTTTTTAGAATATTTGGCAGAGGCATATTCTCTACAAGGAGATTTATTACTTAAATTAGAGGATTTAGAATCTGCATACTATTCATATAAATTAAGTAATAGATTAAAATGTAAAAATAAAAGGAAGTTAGCAAAATTAGAGAAAATATTATCAAAAGAAGTAATAGAAAATATTAGTATAAGTGCTGAGGATGAATATCAGAGGTTACTAGTGATTAATAATAAAGTTAAATCATTTTATTTTAAGAGTTAAAATAGTAAATATTTTATATAAGAGAATTTTTATTCGTTTTTGTGTATCAGACAGCTTTAAATTGGTAGATGCCAAGCCTGTAAAGGTAGATTTGTTGTAGGCAATACAACCCGATCAGAAATGGTCGGGTTTTTTATTATCTAAAATCCAAGAGGCATATCATATGGAAACATTAAAAGCAGAATTTTTAGGACAACAAATCACATTAGTGGGTAACAATGGTGTAGCCTATGTCGCTATGCGTGAGATTGTTGAAGGTATTGGACTTGATTGGAAGTCTCAACATAGAAAATTAATCGATCAGTCTGGTAAATTCAGTTGTGGTCATATCACCACAACAGGGAAAGATGGCAAGAAATATGAAATGCTTTGTATCCCTATCAAAAAGCTAAACGGCTGGCTATTTTCAATTAATCCTAACAAAGTGCGTGCGGATTTAAAAACACGCTTAGAGGAATATCAGGAAGAATGTTTCTTAGCTTTATGGGATTACTGGATGTTAGGCGTGGCTAGACGTGATGAGGTTAAGAATAAATTATTAGAATGGAAACAAAAGGACTTAGAATCAAAAGAACGTGGCAGCGAAGCTGGTCGATTGCTAAATAAAAGAAAGCAAGAAAAAGCAATGTTAGAGGTTGAGTTTTTACAGATTAAGCAAATGGAGCTATTTATGCCGATGTAATAGCATTGACAACTAACTCCTTGTTATCGTAATAAAAAATAAACCCCGATTGCGGCAAACAATCGGGGTTTTCTTTTACCCCTTATCCAAGTTTAGCAACTAAGGAGCAATTTTGATTAAGTATACACCAAAACATCAAGTAAAGGTAGGTGGAAAAATGAGTAAAGAAGGTGCAGATAAAGTAGGGAATAAATTAGCAAATGCAGCATTAATTTTGGCAACTTGCTTGGGAATTAGTGCGTTAATGATTGCATATTCTTATTTGATGTAGTGATATTATTCTACATCAATCGTGTTTTAGCGATATTACATAATTGAATAATGACAAAAAACATAACAATAATTGCCTTGTTCAAGCCTGATAATTTAAAATCATCTCCTCAATTAAGGCAGTTTTTGATTTTTCGGTACGTTCGCTTAGCTCATTTAAACGCTGTATAGTTTCTTCTTTCAGTTTAAAACCAACCATACGAACACCGCGTTTTTTATCAGAGCGATCTTGAATTTCTTTTTTTGTCATTGCCATATTGCTTTCCTGTTGATTTTTAGAACTTGAGTTGTTATAGTAGGAGCCGTTGGGGGACACTCTCACATATCCCCCTCGGGTTTATCCTAGAATGCTGGCATTGCCACCATTAGCAGGATAATTAGGATTGCAATTTTCCAGATCATAATCCTAACTCCTTTTTTAAGACCGCTCACCACAAGGGCGGTTTCTTGTTCTAAAGCACTTTACTTTAGATATGATAATTATAGTTAAAACTACATTTGTTGTAAAATACTTTTTATAGTTTTAACTATATTTTTTATTTGACAACCTACTCCTATTCTATTATTATCATCAACAAGGCGTCGAAACCTTAAACCAAAGGCGGTTATCCGCACCCGATAGCATAGCGGTTTTTTTATGCGTGAAATTTGTGTTTTCCTTTTCTTTTTTCTCACAAATTAACCATACACATCTATCTATGCCGAGAGGGCGGAGAATATAAGACCCGAAAGGGGAATAATCCCGACCGTTCCTTTGGCGGTTTTCGAACCTCTTGGCAACCCTATCCTATAATGGGGGTAATCTTAAACTTCGAAAATTAACAAAGGAGTTCTATATGAACACTCAACTTCAAACAATTCAATTCAACAGTCAATCTCTAGTTACTTTTGAACAAAACGGTACACACTACACTGCGATGAAACCAATCTGCGAAAATATTGGTTTAGCGTGGAACGCCCAATTACTAAGGATTAAAAGAGATGAAGTTCTTTCTAAAGGTATGATCGTGATGATCACACCTACAAATGGCGGGGAACAAGAAATGGTATGCCTACCAATCCAATATCTAAACGGTTGGCTATTTGGTATTGATACAAATAGAGTAAAACCAGAAATTAGAGAAACCTTAATCAAATATAAAAAAGAGTGCTACCAAGCTCTACACGATTATTGGTTTAAAGGCGAAGCTAAAAGAGAGATTAACCTACAAAAACTCACGAAAGAACACCAACTGTTTTTAAAAGATCTGGTAATGGATCGCACAAAACGGTTGCCGAAAGACAAGCAAGCCAAAGGGGCTATTGCTCAATGGTCTGCGTTAAAAACGCATTTTGGTAAGTCTTATAAAGACATTGATGATGAACAGTTCGTTGAGGCTGTGAGTTTATTGGCAAGATTGCCATTAGAGGGCGAGCTAATCATTGAACAACAAAATACAGAGATGATTCAATTGCCCTACTCTATTTTTCTCGGTATTATGAAACATACTCGCTTGGCGAAGAAACTCGGCGAAAAAACAGAAACACTGCATAGAACGCTTTTTGAGCTATTAAAGATAGATCGTTATACCAGAAACGATCTTGCCGCCATAGCCTATGATGTCAGAGCTGAATTTAATGCTGTCTTAGATGTGGGCGAAAAATACTTGCGAGAATACCAAATTAAAAACGGCTTGTTAGAGGAAATAAAGCCTAGAGTAAGAATGATAGCTAAATACTAGAAATTTTTTGAAAATCGACCGCACTTCGGTGCGGTTAATATTAAAAAGTAGGTATAATAACTATAAATTTATTGCATTATTTATCTTTTGTGGGTATAATAACCACAACTAAACAAGTTAGAGGATAGTGTGGAAAGCCGAAAAATCATTAAAATGCTAGAAAAAGATGGTTGGTTTTTAGTAAATATTGAAGGAAGTCATCATCAATTTAAGCATAAACAGAAAAAGGGGCGAGTTACAGTTCCCCACCCTAAAAAGGATTTGCCAGTAAAAACTGTAAATTCAATATTAAAGCAAGCGGGGTTGAAATAACCCCCTTAATTAAGGTGTATTCCACTTAACGAAATATAAGGAAAAATATGTTATATCCAATTGCTATCGAAATCGGTGATCAGGATCATGCTTATGGCGTGATTGTGCCAGATGTGCCTGGGTGCTTTTCGGCAGGCGATACCATGGCAGAAGCCTATGATAATGCTAAACAGGCTATTGCTTTTCATATTAAAGGAATGTTAGAAGACGGGGAAGATATACCGCAACCGACATCCATTGAGAACCATATTCATAATGAAGATTATGTGGGGCTAACTTGGGGGATTGTTGATGTTGATTTAAGCCATTTAATGGGAAAAGCTGAAAAAATTAATATCACTTTGCCGTCATTATTATTGCAACATATTGATAAGTTTGTGGCGACTCATCCTGAATACAAAAACCGCAGTAATTTTCTTGCAAAATTAGCGACAGATAAGGTATTTCAGCAAACCGCACAGTAAAATATTAATGCCTTGAATTTTCAAGGCTTTTTTATTATCTAAAGTCCGTAACCGCTCGCTTGAGCGGTTTTTTATTATCTAAAAGAAATAAGGTGCAAAATGTTTTGGGATTCAATAGGTGTGCCTAATGTACCGGGCATACCACAAAATATCAGTGGAGCGATTATTAAGTTTGGCGGTTCCCAAATTATTAATCAATTTTTTGGAAATTATTGGGGGATATTTGATCAAAATGGTATTCCCCTACTTTTGGCTGATAATGTGAAGTCAGTCAAATATCAGAATACGTCAAAAATATCTAACGCTCCTTTGGAAAAAGGGTCTTTTACTAGTTATAACAAAGTAATCGATCCTTATATTGTTGATGTTGTTATGACAAAAGGGAGTGGTGGTGTTATTGAACGAGGGGCTTTTTTAGCATTAGTTGAAGCCTTTGCCAATAGTACAGATCTATTTATGGTTATTACGCCTGAAGCTATTTATCCAAATTGCAACATTATAGGTTACAACTATATGAGGGAAACGTTAGATGGTGCGAGATTGCTTAAGGTAAATATCAAACTTCAAGAGATTAGAGAAATTGAACCAGAATATACTTCGACAAAATCTGATACATCCGCTACTGAGCAAAATTCAGGAAATATTACGACAGAAAGCATTGGTGGGACGCGAGAGCCTTCGTTATTAAAACGATTAAATAATGTTGTAGGACAAATAAAAGAAAAAGGACTTGGGACATTCCTTAATGAAGGAATAGGAGATTTAAAATCAATTATCGGAATATAAGTGAAATGTTACATAAAATACCGTTACAAGCTATCCCTAATCAAAAGTTTTCTATTCAAATAAATAATCAGGAAATAACGATTAGCCTTGCGACTCGTCATAAACAACAGCTTTATGCTACGGTAAGCGTGAATGGAGAAAAAATAGTGGATAATCGTTTATGCTTGAATATTCAGCCATTAATTAGTGTTGATTATTTGCCAATAAAAGGAAATTTATTTTTCATAGATATGGAAGGGCAAGATGACCCTCATTATTCTGGATTAGGTACAAGGTTTATCCTTATTTACTCTGAACTATAAATCCTTAGTTGAAAAGCTAAGGATTTTTTTATAGGTAAAATTATGCAATTTATAAGAAATGGTTCATTTAATCAGAAAAAACTTAGATTAACTTTATTGTTGGGAGCAACTAGCCAACAAGGCTTTGATGATAAAGGAAATAACACAGTTATCGTTGAAGGATTAAGAGTTTCAGCACAAATTAGGAATGGTGGTGGGATTATTGCTCCAACAACACAAATAGTCGTATATGGGCTTAGTGCTGAAATAATGAATCAGGTTGCAAGGATTAAATGGAATACAGAAGAAACGAAAATGAATTTTATCCGTTTAGAGGCTTTACATAATGGGGCGTATACATTGGTCTTTGAAGGTATGATTTCTTTTGCCTATCCAAATTTTGGAGCTTCGTCAGAGTCAATGTTGACTATCCAAGCTGTTACAGCGATACAACACCAAATACAAGCCGCTCCCCCAGTAAGTATCAAGGGAGAAGTTGATGTTGCTAAGTTGATCGAGCAGATTTGCCAAAATATTGGTATGGACTTTGAAAACAATGGAGTAACAACAAAGATAAGTAATCCCTATCTTTGTGAAACTGGTTTAGAACAGATTAAAAAATTATGCCAAGCTGCGGATATTAATTTAGCGATAGAGGCAAGAAAAGTAGCAATCAGTAATAAGACTAAGGGAAGAAATATTAAGATCCCTGTTATATCGCCGAATACGGGCTTAATAGGTTATCCAGTACCAAATTTAAGTGGAATTACATTTCAATGCTTATTTGATCCTATGATTAGATTTCATGGCATCGTGCAAATAAAGGATAGTTTAATCTCGGTCGCTAATGGTATGTGGTTAATTTATGGCTTAACTTATCATTTAGAAAGTGAGGTCGCAAATGGAAAATGGTGTATTGATGTGAGTGCCACTTATATAGGAGAAGTAAAAGTTGCAAAATAAATTTGGTCTAGTTGATCCCAGTGCAATGTTAGATTATGAGGGGCAACTTCAATTTATGGTAAATAATTTAATCGGTAGAATTCAAACGGTTACTTTAGTACAGATTAAGAATGTTAATGCTACAGGAGTAAATCCCGTTGGTACAGTTGATGTTCAGCCGATGGTGGCTCAGCTTGATGGGCAAGGTAATGCGTATACGCATGGCGTTATACATAATATTCCTTATTTTCGATTACAAGGTGGAAATAATGCGGTAATTATCGATCCTAAAGTTGGAGATATTGGTATGTGTGGCTTTTGTAGCCGAGATATTTCAAGTATTAAAAACAATAAAAAGCCGTCTAACCCACAGAGCCTTAGAAAGTTTGATTATGCTGACGGGCTTTATTTTGGTGGTTTTTTAAATGGTGTACCGAGTCAATATATCTTTTTTAAGGATAGTGGTATTGAAATTGTTTCCCCTAATGAAGTAAAGATTAAGGCTTCTAAAATTATTCTTGATGCCCCTGTCGAAGCTAAAAATACAATTATGGCGGATAAAGATATTACCGATAATGTAAGTAGTGGGGGAAAATCAATGGCAAATATGAGAAAAGTTTATGATACACATACTCATGATAGAGGATCTGTGCCAGATCAAAAAACAGGAGGGTAAATGAATACAATATTTTTACACCCTGAAAATTGGGATCTAACGTTAACTGAGGACGGAGATATTGCTTTAGCTAAAGATTTATATGCTAAAGCCCAAGATGTTGCAAGTGCAATAAAATTATTTAAAGGGGAGCTTTATTATAACACTGAAAAAGGAATTCCTTATTTTGATGAAACTTTAGGGAAAAAGCAGTCTTTTTCTTTATATCAATATCGTTTAGAAAAAGCCGCATTAACTGTTCCAGAGATAATTTCAGCAAGTGCTAAAATCATTAGTGGAGATAATAGAAAGTTAATCGGAAGTATTTTCTTCACTGATAACCAAAACAATACATTACAGGTGCAAATATGACAACAAATGTTCCAAGTATTCAATTTACTTCAACGGGTGTAATCATTCCAACAGAACAGGAAATATTAGAAGGGATATTATCCGATTTTGATAGAGCTTTTGGCGGTAATTTAAATAGAAATCTTGAAACCCCACAAGGACAATTAGCAAGCTCTTTAGCGGCTATAATTAGTGATAGGAATAATCAAATAGCTTGGCTTATTAATAATTTAGATCCTAATTATAGTGATGGTGTAATGCAAGACGCTATTGGCAAAATTTATTTTGTTAAACGAAAAGGACAAGTAAACTCGGTTGTTAGTTGTGAATTTATGGGGTTACCTGGGACTGTTATTCCTAAAGGATTTACAGTTAAAGATATTCAAGGAAACGATTGGGTTTTAGATGAGGAAATTAGCATATTAGCAGAAGGAACGGTTACAGGGCGATTATCAGGCTTGGGCGTATACAGTGCTAAAGCAAATACAGTAACGGAGTTAACGAGAGCAATTATTGGGCTAGATCGGGTAACAAATCCTCAAGAAGCAATTACAGGAACAGAGAAAGAAAGTCGATTGGAGTTTGCCAAACGTTATGAAAATAGTGTAGCTATTAATTCACAAGGAATGCCTGCTTCAATTTATTCGAATGTTGCTAAACTTGATGGCGTTATAGATTGTTATGTAATAGATAATGGGAAAGGTACATCAGTACAAATTGGCGCAACGAATAAAACATTAGCTCCTCATAGTGTTTATGTTGCTGTAGTTGGTGGTGATAACCAAGAAATTGCAGAAACAATATGGCGTATGTCAGGAAATGGTTGTGATTATAATGGGAATACTGTTATTGAGGTAACAGATAATCGATACGATGATCCAAAGCCTACTTATGAAATTAAATTCCAACGACCAGCAGAAGTACCTATTTATTTTAAAGTAAAAGTAAAAAGCGGTATTCATGTAGATGCTGAAAGTTCTATTAAAGCTGCTATCAAGAATTATTTTAATCAAAATAAGGGAAAAATTGGCGGAACAATTTATGCAATGGGGTATATTCCTTCTCTTATTACGGAAATTGGGAAAGATTATTTGCTTGATGTTAAAGTGGGAAAACAAAAATCGTCTTACTCTGAATCAATTAATATGGGAATAGATGAATTCCCAGTAATTAGTGATGATAACATTGTTGTGGAGAAAGTATGATAGATGTGGAAAAAACGTTAATCAGTCAATATGCCAATAGCCCTGTATTATGTACATTAATATCTAATTTTAATCAATATATCGATCCGTCAGAAGAAATTCAACATTTTTATGATATGGTTTGGAATATCGATACAGCCGAAGGATTTGGACTGGATTTTTGGGGAAAAGTGGTAGGAATATCAAGAGAAATTGTTATTAATAATAGAAATCAATTTATTGGTTCAACATTAGCAAGTGATGATTTAAAACAATATTCCGCTGGAGAACGTCATTTTATGAATGATGCTATGTTTAGAAAAATGATATTAATGAAGGCAATGAGTAATATTATTTATGCTACAGCTTATAATATTAACGGATTATTACTTGCGTTATTTGAGAAAAGAGGGAGAGCTTATTTTATTAAGAGTGGAACAATGTCTGCGAGATATATATTTGAGTTTAACCTTTCAGCGGCAGAAAAGGCAGTATTGATTAGCACTGATTTATTGCCTAGACCCACAGGAGTTTTAATTGATTTTTATGAACCAGATATTAAGAAAACATTTGGTTTTATAGAAGCCAATATGGCCCCTTTCGGAGATGGTGCGTTTTATATTGGTGATAGATAACCTAAATAACTTATTTAGCCTGCATTTTGCAGGCTTTTTTATTGGAGAAATAAAATGGAACAACCAAAATTATTATCTAAAGCTTGGGCAAGCAATGGTTTAAAAAATGATATACCAAAGGAAAGAACTGATTCAATTCCTAAGGAATCGGCTACCTATAGTGAAGGATTTCCTCAGATTACTATGACCCCCATTTCAATGGGCGGAAAAGCACCGGCAGGAAAAGATATGAATGGTATTTTAAATGAGCTTTCAGCTCATACCGTTTTTTTAAATCAAGGTGGTATATATAAATTTAATCTTGCATTTGCGAACGAAATTGGTGGATATTCAAAAGGTGCTATTCTTATTAATGATAATTATGACAAATTATTTATTAGTTTAGTTGATAAAAATAAAACTAACTTTAATACCTCATCTTACGAGGGAAAATGGAGTATCGTGTCTGGAGTGGATTTTTTTGTTCCACAAACTCAAAAAGCCAGTACCTCAATCGCTGGAATTGTACAACTGGTCGATAATTTATTAAGTAACGCCAACAATATGGCACTGGCTGCCAAACAAGGGCGAGAGTTAAAACGCCTTATTGATGGATTAGGCACTCCCTTTCAAAATTTTTCAGCCACTTCTTCCTTGAACAATACAACTAATTTAAATGATTTAAAAGGGGCAGGGAAATACGGTGTTTATTCGCAAAGTAGTAATAGCAATGCCCTTACGGCATTAAACTATCCAGAACAAAAAGCAGGGGCATTATTTGTTCTGCCCTCTGCTTATCAAGGTATTCAGCTTTATGTGCCGTTTGATAATCAAATTATCTATATTCGCCGAACCAATCAAGCCAGTGGATTTGAAAATTGGCGGATTATTGGCGAGGTAATTGATAATTTAAATAGTGATAGCAAAACCGCAGGCTTATCTGCCCGTCAAGGAAAATTATTAAACGAAAATAAAGCCAATAAAACCGAAGTAATGCCCTTACAACAAACTTCATTATCAGCAACTGATGATTTAAATGACTTTCGTCAAAATGGCATTTATTCACAAACGACCTCTGCTAGAGCCTCTGTTGAGAGAAATTACCCCGAGGCTGCCGCTGGGGTTTTAGAAGTGCTATACAACGGCAATTTCCAACGTTATACCACCTTTAATAGCGTTTGCTATCAGCGAGATTATCGTGGGGGAAGTTGGAAAGACTGGAAGCGAGTGGATTCATTGGGTAAGGTTGACCGTGCAGGAGATACCATTACTGGGGATTTAAAAGTTAATAAAACCCTCGAAAGTAGTTACCGCATTCAAATTGTGCGTAATGAAGAACGTTTTGTGCCTTATATGAATGTGCGCAATGAAGCCATTGAGGCGGATAGCAATACCACTGACCGCCATATGACGGATTTTAATATGCAATGTTTGCGAGGAGGGGCTGAGAAAACAAAAGCGTTGATCCGTTCTTATTTGTTATCGGATAAAACATCAAGAGTACATTTTATGGCATCAAATGCCAGTGACCAATATCAAAATAATGTGGTTATCCACGGCACTGGCAACACAACCATAGGCACATCTACCGATAATAAAACCGATCGATTACAAGTGAATGGCTCAATCAGTGCAACCACAATGACGTTCAAAGGTGTAGGAAGTACTTGGGCAAGAGCGTATTTTGATATTCCTGACGGAGGAAATTGGCGATTGGAGTTTAATCCCAATTCAGAAAATGACCCAAGATTTAATATGGCTTATACCACTAAAAACAATATTCAAAAGTATGTGGCATTTCCAACAATCAATTCCAATCGTGAAACGGTGGCTTATCAAAGTTGGGTTACTCAACAATTTACAGGCGCTGTTTGTGCATTTGCGATGACTACACCACCTGCAGGCTGGTTAAGATGTAATGGTGCGGCAGTATCAAGAACAACTTATGCTGATTTATTTCAAGCTATTGGAACGACTTTTGGAGCAGGAAATGGTTCAACCACGTTTAACTTGCCTGATTTGCGTGGTGAGTTTGTTAGAGGCTTTGATGACGGCCGAGGTGTTGATAGTAGTCGAGGTTTTGGTTCTTGGCAAAATGATGAAATAAAAGAACATAAACATCAATTAAAGATAAATGGTGTTGCCGCAGGAAATGTTGGACCTTGGGAAGGGGCTTTACATACTGGTTCAGGAAAAGAATATAGCACAGAAAATTTTGGCGGAAATGAAACCCGTCCTAGAAACGTGGCTTTACTGTACTGCATTAAATATTAGGAGAGGATATGACAGAAAAAATAGTCAGCCAGTTAGATAATAACGGCTATTTTATTGGGACAACGGTGGCAGATAAATCGCCACTTGAAGACGGGATCTATCTCTTACCGTTTAATGCGGTAGATATTGCACCGCCAGAGCTTAAAGAGGGCGTGATTTATCAATACGATAAAGGCACAAATACTTGGCTTGAGATTGATGATTATCGAGGCAAAACATTTTATTCAACGGAAACAGGGGAAAAGGTAGAGATTACCCAATTAGGGAAAATTCCTGAAAATTTAACCGCACTTGTTCCGTTAGATTGTCCTTGTTATTGGGACGGTGAGGAGTGGATTATTGATGAAACCAAAAAAGCCGAACTGAAAGCCCAACAACAAACTGAAATGTGGGAGCGTATCAAAGAAAAACGTTACCAAAACGGCTTAGGTGGGGTGTATGTAGAAAGTGTTGGAAAATGGTTTCAAACAGGCGAAGAAGAAAAAACCAAGTATCTCGGTTTAGATCGTGTGATTGATAAGCTCGGCGAAATTGATTGGAAAACTTACGATAATACTGTGGTCAAAATGAACCGCATTTTATTAGATGAAATCTTTATTGCTATGGTACAGGCAGAAAATGCAGACCATTTAAACGCAGAACGCCATAAACAGCAAATGTTATTGGCGGACGAACCATTAACTTATGATTATTCAACAGGTTGGAGTAAATGTTATGAAGAAAACCATCAAGAAAGCTAAAAAATGGGGCTATCACGTATTGATAGCCGTAGATCAACTTATTAATGCCCTAACAGGTGGCGGTGCAGATGAAACCTTTTCTAGCCGTTGCTATCGAGGAGCAATATTAGCTAAAAATCCTAAAAAGCGTTGGCGGTTTTGGTATGGCTTTGTGAATAAGCTATTTTTTGACCCAAACCACTGTAAAACCGCTTATGAAAGCGAGGTGTTAAGACGGCAATATCCTGCGGATTTTGAGGTAATTAAGTAATTATTAGGGGGCTGCTCGCTCCCTATTTGCTAGTTAGTTATATATTATATTTATTTCCTATTGTGTCAGCATTACGAATTCAAAAAGCTTAAAATACCATATTTATTTGAGCAGGATAGAGCAATATATTCTTTTTAAAATACGCTGAGAAGCGAATTGAATTGAGTAGTATAAAAATAGGAATTCCCAAAATGTTCCCAAAAAGAGGAAAAAAGAGGTAAATATTTGATATTTTGATAGGATAAGGATATGCTAGATAGAAATGCAAGTCATTGAATTTGTTATATTTTGATTTAGTTTCTTTTTATATTATGTAGGTCTTGAAAACCGGCGAGGGTTTACGCCCTCCGTGAGTTCGAATCTCACTTCCTCCGCCATTAAGTTTCATTAAGTCGTAAGTAAAGTTCGTAAAATCAATAACTTACGGCTTTTTTATTTTCCGGCAGATCAAATAAATTTTCGTTTTCTGCTCGTATGTTTGAGTTGTCAAAAATGGACTTTGACGAAAACTTGACTTGATTTGCGTAGTTCAATAAATGCCCTGCGTTTAAATGGGCATATTTCTGCACCATTTCTAAGGTTTCCCAGCCGCCTAGCTCTTTTAATACCATTAGCGGCGTGCCATTTTGAACATGCCAACTTGCCCAGGTATGCCTTAAATCATGAAAACGAAAATTGGTTATATTGGACTTATTCAAAGCCCGCTTAAAATCCTCCCTATCAATATCCGTAATTAATTTTCCTTTTCCCCGATGAAAAATGTAATTTGATATTTTCTTCGTTTCTTTTTGCCTTAAGAAATGGATTGCTTCGCGGCTTAAAGGCAATGCCCTAGCTCGTCCTGATTTGGCAATATCGCTAGTTACAATAGCGATACTTCTTATAAAATCAATTTTATCCCAAGTCAGGGTTAAGATTTCTGTCATTCTTGCGCCAGTCATAAGGGCAAAAGAGCAGACGTCTTTCATCCAAGATAAACTTAAATTATCGAGTAATGTATCGGCTTCATAATGTGTTAGCCAACGTACTCGTTTTTTAGGCTCATCATTTTTCTTAACATAGGGAATTGAATCAACCCAACCTGCTTGTTTAGCCAAATTTAAGGCTCGCATAATTGAGGTACGATAACGATTTTGCGTTGATGGGGATAATTCGTTACCTGTATGCGTTTTGTGAGTGGATAGATTGTTTAAAATGTATTTATGTAGTGAATAAGTTTCAGGATTTATACTAAATTACCGACAGCCAATATTTGATATCCTATTATTTTGAAAATATTTCTATTTTGATTTGTTCTCAACCGCACTTTCATTTTACAAAATAAAAAAGGCATATACACATATGCCTTTTTAAATATTTGCGTTGATCAGTTTATTTTCAGATAAAGAAATTATTTTTTCTCTGCCACTTTATTTTTTAATTCAATTAACGCATTGTTTGCATCAAGTAATTTTTTGGTGGAATCTTGTTGTAACTGCATAAAAGCAGCGGCTTGTTCTTCATTTGGTGGATTCACAACATATTCTGCACTTTGGTTCATCAAGTTAATAAATTTCGTAATCGCATTATCAAACTTAGCCTGTACGTTTTTACCTTCTTCTGTTTTGAGTTTTAGACTTGCTACAGAATCTTTTAACTTGCTATATTCTGCGCTTACCTCGGTAAAAATTTGCTTTAATTGTTCTTTATCTAATGAACCAGAAACAAGTTGAGTTTGTAATTGTTCAATTTTTTGTAAGTTATTGCTTTGTTCGGTGACTTGCTCAATTGCATTAATATCAGCTTGCATATCTTTTTTGGCATCAGAACAAGCGACCATCACAAAAGCAGCGAGGATCAAAGTGAAAATTTGATAAATACGTTTCAT